AACCTCATAAGAAAGAGAACAATGAAAAAATCGGAACTCAAAAATATTATTAAAGAATGCGTGAAGGAGGTCATCTTTGAAGAGGGCGTCTTATCGGGCATTATTACGGAGGTGGTCGGAGGGCTCAGTACCGCTGCTCCATTATCTGAACAGCCCCGAAAAACTGCCCCTCCCCACTCACCAGGACGTGAAAAAATCAGAGAAGCTTTAATGGGGAAAAACGCCCACGATCAATATGAAGCTGCGAAGAAGAGATTTCAGGACCCCGCACTTTTTGAAGGAACTTCTCCTATTCCCAACACCGACGGACACAACCCCATGGCGGGAGTAGATCCTGGCGATCGAGGCGTAGATATCTCAAACATCCCAGGGTTCGGTAACTGGGGCACCGTCGCCAATAACTTAAAATAAAACATAAGAAAGAAAATCCATGTATAAAAACAATAAAAAACAAAGAGAGATTTGTGGAGTCGTGAAGGTTACTGCGGAAGAGTGCGGCGGCAATGCCGATAAAATGGTCCGACGTTTTCTTAAAAAGGTAAAAAAAGAGAAAATAATGGAGGAAGTAAAGGACCGAGCATACTTTACACAGAAAACAATTATTCGAAGAGAGGCAAAAAGAAACAAACAAAGACTAATTAATAAAGTTAACCAAAAAAGAGAAATGCTCTCCAAGCCCGCCTCTTTTGGAAAACGCAAGGGAAACAATAGACGATGAGTTCTTCAGACAACACCAATTATTTTAAAGGGTATTACAACCAACCTCCCGGCATTGCCGACGTTGGGTCCTATCAAGTTGCGGGACTTCCTTTTATATCCACCGGGGACGTTGCTGCCAATGGCACTGCCGATACAGTTATCTCTTTTCCTAGCGTTACTAAGTCATTAATCATCGAAAACATGGAAAGTTCTGCCACTACACTTCTACAACTCCACTTTGGATCCAGTGCCAATAGTGCAGTATCTAACGGTCTGATTATTACATTGCCGGGAGGTGCAGGCGTCCTTTCTCGTATTGAGTTGGATGTTAAGTGCAAGGAGCTTTTTCTTACTACTCCTGCCGCACAGGGAGCCACGGCGGCGTATCAGGTGTTTGCTGAATTAACAGGTATTGATACTGCTCAAATGATTAAGATAAATGTGGCAGACTGGCCCGGCGTAACAACCACCTAATCAGAAAACTGGTCAATTGGTGCGTCACATAACTATTTATTTTTGATATATTGTCTTATCTTCAAGGGGAAAATCCTATGTCCAGCATGTTAGAGCAAGCAATAGTAGATGCCAAGTCGTTAAGAGAGGCAGCTATTCAAAATGCCGAAGCAGCTATTGTAGAAAAATACACCGACGAAGTAAAGGGTGTTGTTGAGCGCCTTCTTGAACAAGACGATACAGAAATAGGCGAGCCGGCTGAAGCCGAAGTTGATACTACGTTCATCGAAGATGTGCCCATGGCACATGTGGACGACGAAGAAGACGATATTGTCGTCGTTGATCTTGATGATATCATAGCCGCTGCCGAAGGCGAAGACGGACCCGAAGAACAAGAGGCCGCCAGCCTAGACCGTGAAGAAATAGCGGATGAGGTCGGTATTGAAATTGACGATGACGCCCCTCCGGCTAACCGCCCCGATGATCTTGAAATTAGCGAGGAGGAGCTAGTGAACATGTTCAAGGAAATGCTCGTGGTTGATGTACCCGAACCTGCCTTGGAACAATCCCTAGAACAACTCGATCAAGATGAAAAAGAAGAAGATGAAAAGGTCGAGACCATCCGTACTGATGGCATGGATGAAGACGATATTGAGGAATATGAAAAAACCATGGCTAAGAACGAAGCCTTGATCCGAGAAAATAAAAGCCTTAAGAAAATTTTAAAAGAATTTAGAAACAAATTAGAAGAAACGAACTTGCATAACGCAAGGTTGTTATATGCGAATCGTGTATACTCTGACACCTCCCTGAATGAGCAGCAAAAAAATAAGATTGCTGATATGGTGGCCAGCGCACGCTCCGTTGAAGAAGCAAAGACTATCTTCGAAACTCTTCAAAAGACAGTGACCAGTGTTCGGACGAACAAGGTGCAATCATTGTCTGAAGTCGTGACGAGAAGGTCTTCTGTAGTTTTGACGGGCAATCGGCGTGAAGATCAATCTTCCGACGACAGCGACCCAACATATAATCGATGGGCAACACTCGCAGGTATGAAAAATAACTGATTAAACAAGGAGATTTTAAAAATGTCAGTAATTGAAACCCTAACAGAGGGCATCAGAGCACGTTCTCTGGCCCATGAGGGCGAAGCACTTCTTACGAAGTGGGAAAGAACGGGGCTCCTCGAAGGGCTTAGTGATCACGATAGTGGAACTATGGCTCGCCTCTTGGAAAACCAAGCAGCCCAACTTCTTAAAGAAACCAGCACGATGGGTGGTGGTGACGTAGAAGGCTTTGCCGCAGTTGCATTCCCAATTGTTCGCCGTGTATTCGGCAACCTTTTGGCACAAAAATTGGTATCGGTCCAACCGATGAGTCTTCCCAGTGGGCTTATCTTTTTCCTAGACTTTACGTTTAGTAATACAGATGCTCCCGTGATGCCTCGCCTTGCGCAGCAAGCCGATACATCGTTGTATGGCGGCGCAGTCGTTGCTGCTGGTTTGGTCAACGGTGTTGATCTTGCTGGAAACAACAGCCAGTTGAGCTTTTACAACCTTAATAATGGTTACTCTAGCCCGACCGGTTCGAATAACACCCTCCCTGGTGCAATCGCCAAGGCTGCTGCAACAGCAGGAACCATTACGATTGCCGATTCGGGAACGTTCTACACAGCCGCTCAGGATAGTCCCGGTGGTGAGTTCTGGAACACCTTGTCTCGTGACGCTGCTTTGGTAAGTGGCACTTCGACATACGTTATTATGGACATCTCTCGTGCTATTTTGAGAGGTATGCCCACAGGTAGTGAAGATTTGTCTGCCCTTGTCTTCTCTGGTAGTGATGGCGCTGGCGGATTGCTTGATGGCAAAAACGCTGGTACATCCCCCGCTTCGAGCAGCTACTACTCTCGTGTAACGGGTCACTTCTCGGGCTCGGCCACGGACTTTGTGCGTATGGCTGCTGTTTCGACAGACGGCTCGCTTCCTGTTGCGACGCTTGGTTTGCAGGTAATCCAGTCCTCGACAGTAGTTACTTATCCCGTAGAGGATAACTTTGTCAACGGTGGCGCTCTCGGCTCTATCATTGGATCTGGTGGTAACGCCATTCCGGGCTGGGGACTTGAAAATAACCCCGCTATCCCCGAGATCGACATCAAGGTGGATAGTAGCGCCGTTACAGCTTTGACCAAGAAGATGAAGGCCAAATGGAGCCCTGAACTGGCTCAGGATTTGAATGCTTATCATAACCTCGATGCCGAGGTTGAGTTGACAAGCATTCTCTCTGAGCAGATCGCTCTTGAAATTGACCAAGAAATCCTTAATGACTTGGTTGTCGGTGCTAAGGAAGTCCTTTACTGGAGCCGTATGCCCGGTAAGTTCGTGGATCGTGAAAACGGAACAGTTGTTTCGACTTCGCTCTTCCCAGCCTTTACCGGTACTGTGAGTGAGTGGTACGAAACACTTCTTGAGACAATCAATGAAGTAAGTGCTCGTATTCACCGGAAGACGCTCCGAGGCGGAGCAAACTTCGTTGTTTGTTCTCCAGAAGTGGCTAACATCCTTGAATTCACCAGTGGCTTCCGTGCGGCAGCGGCTGTTGACGAAGAGGGTGGAAGTTGGGGTGTCAAGCAGGTTGGCTCGATCAGCCGCAAGATGGACATCCATGTTGATCCTTACTTCCCACGAGCAGTTATCCTCGTAGGACGCAAGGGTAACAGCTTCCTTGAAAGCGGGTATGTTTACGCTCCGTATGTTCCGCTGCAAGTCACGCCTACCATTTTTGGTACAGAGGATTTCGTGCCCCGTAAGGGTGTCATGACTCGCTATGCCAAGAAGATGGTACGTCCTGACATGTTCGGACTTGTTATTTGCATGGATCTGGTTAACCAGAGTGCGTAATAGCTAGAGAGTTGTGAATACAACTGAGAGAACCCCGTCCTAGTGGCGGGGTTTTCTTTTTTAGTTACAAGATTTGCCCAGACAAAAACTAATTACTCTAGAAATTTTAAGGAGCACGCTATAAATGCCAACTAATCTCCAGCCTGCAAGTGTCCTGAGTGCGGTTGTTTTACCCGCTAGTGGAACTCATACTGAAGTTGCCGGAGTTTTAGCCTACGGCATTTACTCCGCTTCTAATTCTTTTATAAGTGGCGCAGTCGATCAGGTAGCTTACACCTATAATAAATTGGGTGGCAACGTATTGGATATTGAACTTACTACTCGTAATGTGTACAATGCCTACGAAGAAGCTTGCCTAGAGTATTCTTATTTAATAAACACGCACCAAGCTAAGAATGTATTGTCCGATATGTTGGGCAACACTACGGGGTCGTTTAATCAAGACGGCGAATTTACCGCCGGAGGGTATGCGAATGGTGATGATGTAAAACCAAACCTCAAATTTCCACGTTTTCAGCTAGGATATGCTACCCATGTGGGTCGAGGGGCTTCTTTACATGCAGGAGTGGGAGCAAGTCAAACGATCTACTCAGCTTCATTTGCGACAGTTCCAGATCAGCAAGACTATGATTTGCAAGACATAATCTATAGCGCCTCCGTAGGGACTGCTAACGAAGGTAGTCCTTTCTATAATAAAGTGGGGAAGAACGCCATTACAATTCAGCGGGTCTACTTTAAGACGCCAATGGTGATGTGGAACTTCTTCGGCGGCAATGCTATTGGGACAGTGGGCAATCTTTCTACTTACGGCATGTATGCTGACGACAGCACTTTTCAATTAGTTCCAGCTTGGCAAAATGTTCTGCAAGCTTATACGTTTGAAGAAGATATGAATGTTCGAGCTTCTCACTATTCTTTTCGAATTAATAACAATAAGTTGAGAATTTTTCCCACGCCGGATATCAGCACTCCTACAAGCTTCTGGGTAGATTTTAGGACTTCCGAAGATGCGTTTACCGAAGAGAGCGATCGGATGTACGGTGCCGATGGGGTCAATAACATGAACACCCTTCCTTTTCCAAATGTGCCCTATGCTAATATTAACAGCATTGGCAAACAATGGATTCGGCGTTTCTCCCTTGCTCTGGCTAAAGAGACTTTGGGGCAAGTGCGGTCAAAGCTCGCTTCCATTCCAATCCCTGGCAACGAAGTAACCTTGAACGGGCCCGCTCTGATTTCGGAGGCCAAGGACGAGCAAAACAGCCTTCGAGAAGAACTTAAGACAGTTCTCGACGAATTAGCTTATGGCGCATTAGCAGAGGGGGATGCAGCCCTGCAAAATAGTATCGCCGAGGTGGTGAGCAAGATCCCCACCGGTATATATGTAGGGTAATAAATGGCCAACGATCCCCGAACTAATAAGTGGACTCAACCTGCGCAACCACCACCCCCACTGTTTGTAGGACAAGCAGAGCGTAATTTTGTCAAGCAAATAAATGATGAAGTTATAGAGAAGATTGTTGGGCAGCAGGTACTCTATTTTCCCATTGACATGGCTCTGACCAATTATAATATTTACGGAGAAGCCATTAATAAAACATTCTTACCCCCCGTCCGAGTATATTGTTTAGTAGAGTTTAATGGTTCAGATAGAACACAGACACAGTTCGGGTTTGATAACCGATATAATATTACGGCACACTTCCACAAAAGACGGCTCGTCCAAGATCAGAACTTGTTTGCCCGCCTAGGCGACTTTGTGCAGTACGATCAAATATATTTTGAAATTGTAGATATATTTGAGCCTCGTTACCTTTTCGGGCAAGAGAGTGGCTTCGCTGACGGCAACTCTTTCGAAGTAACGACCGTATGCAAGGAGGCTCGTCGAGGGCTATTTAACGCTTCGGATAAGGTCGGAACTGCTAACAGGAGGAAGAACTAGTGCCCATCCGCACCCCGGTAAACATTCAGCCAACTGGCTCCTATTCTCTTGCTGCCTCAACGCATGAAACTATTGATACGGCTCTTATGAATTTTCTTGACCATGAATTGGACATCTTTTGCACGACTAACGACGGCTTCGTCAAGGTGCCCGTGTTGTTTGCAATTCCAGAAAGAGCCTACCAGATCAAGAACGACCAACTGTTGCGTCCCAATGGTCGTACTTTGAACTACCCCTTGATTTCGGTCGCCAAGGTTGGTATGAACCGAAACCCCCAAAACCGGGGAAAATATGGGGTAGACGTATTTCCATACTATGGATTTTATAAGCGTGGTGGGTCTATAGACATCGCCCGAGTGGTGCAGCAAGAAAAAACCCAGCAGTTCGCCAATTCTAGCGCCATCCGGAGATCAGCTTCTGGGGTTGACAAGAACCACCAAACCTTTCCGGAAGTAAATAAGGAAATTGTTTACCAAACCTTAAGTGTACCGATGCCTAAATTTGTAGAGGTTACATACACAATTTCAGCCATCGCTGATTATCAGCAACAGATGAATGAAATATTACAAGTATTCCAAACATTTGCCGGAACGCCGGCCATGTTTCATGTGAACCACGAGGGAAATTCGTATGAAGCTATTATCTCCCCTGACTTTTCTATAGAGAACAATTCATCGGGACTTGACATTAATGAAAGGCTTTTTAAAGCGGACATCTCAGTTACTGTATTTGGTTACTTGATAGGGGAAAATGAAAACCAAGAAACTCCAAAAGTTGTAGTGCGAGAAAGTGCCGTCAAAGTGCAGATTGGAAGAGAGCGTGTGGTTGTTGGGGATGAGATACCCTTCCATCATGGTTTAAAGCCAAAGTACCGCCCTTAGTAGCTTTTTAAATACAAAGGAGTTTCACCTTCTCCCTTACTATTTATTAGTAGTGTAAATCCACCTTCAGAGGTAAGCACCATCAAGTTTTGATATGAGGAGACAGTAATCAAAATGGCTGACGACGTAAGAAAATTTAAATTTATTTCTCCTGGCGTTTTCGTCAATGAAATTGATCAATCAGAGTTACCTGCAACACCCTCGGCTATAGGACCGCTTCTGATAGGCACCGCCCAAGCCGGTCCCCTGATGCGCCCCGTAACGGTAAATTCATTTAACGATTTTGTCACTATGTTCGGCAGCCCGCTTCCTGGCGGAATTGGGGGTGATGTTTGGAGAAACGGTAACAAAACAGCTCCAACTTATGCCCCTTACGCTGCGCAGGCATACCTAGACACGATCGGCGGACCCATTACGTTTATCCGTGCTGGTGGTCTCCAGAGTGCTGACGCCACAGCGGCTGGTCGAGCAGGATGGACCGGCGGAACGCTGAGTGCTACTGACTCTGAAGGCGGTGCGTTCGGCATCGTTGTTTTCCCCTCAAGTTCTTTAGACGAAGTAGCGGGAACCGATGCAACAGTGGTTCTCGTGAGCAATGGTGTCCCGTCTAACCCCGCCAACACAGGACAGACCATTATTATTAACAACTATACCGGGTTCACTCCTGCTTCTCATCCCATTGTATTCACCAATGGTGCGGGACCGACAGATGCCGACCAAATTGACCTTGGGTCAATTGCGAACGAAGAGGATTTTGCTAATGAACTAAGAGCATCACTGGAAGCCGCCCGTGCCGCCGCACAGATTGCGGTCAGCAACGTTTCGGTTGTAAAAAACGATGGCGGTGGCGTCCCACAGGCTCGATTGCTTGATATGACATCAAGTGCTCCAGAAGACATTCAAGTCCTCGGCAACACGGTAATTGGCGGCACTTTTATAAGTAGTGCTCCGGCGCTGTTGAGCATTAATCCGGTTGACAATGACGGTGGAAATGGAACCACCACCGCAGCCTTTGAGGGCGGTATAAGCACCGAGTTCGTCAGCCCCGTTACTGGCGCTTTGGCAGGTGTTGTTTATTGCACCTCTGGACGTGTTCTTCTTTCGGGAACGCTTCCAGCTAATAGTAGCGTTGTATCAGCGTCGGCTTGCGAACTAATTGAATCCGATGCCAATGGCAACCTCTCACTAGTGGTTAGTGCAGACGGCACTGATGCTGCTGAGCAGCTTCATACCGTTAAATTTAATTTTGATGAGAGTAGCAAGAACTTTATTCGCAGCGTCTTAAATACAGACCCGACTGTGACTAACCCCACTATCACTACAACGGACACTCGCACTTCCAACCAGGGCGGCAACTACTGGCTCGGCGAAACATACGAAAATGTTCTCTCCCAGAAATCCAGTTCTGGCATGGGCGTTCTTGGTCGTTGGGATGATGGCGCATCCATTCTAAATACAAAGTTCTTGGCAGCAGTTCTTCCTTTAGAGAACCACGCCTCCACTACTGAGCAGTTGAACGACCGTCAATATGGGGCACAAAAAGCCACTACTGGCTGGTTCATTTCGCAGGATACCAATCTGGATAGCTCTGCTTATGTTTCTACAAGCATGAAGAAGCTCTTCCGCTTTGAGGCCCTCGACGCTGGCGAGAGCCTTCAAAGAAAGGTAAAGATATCCCTTTCCAGAATTCAATATCCTCAAGGAGATTTTGAAGAGTATGGATCCTTCAGTGTTCTGGTTCGCAGCTTGACCGACTCGGATAGCCGAATGGACATTCTAGAAAGATATGACCAAGTAAATCTTAATCCCTCTTCAGCCAACTATATCGGACGGGTCATTGGGGATAAATATGTGGAATATAACGAATCTCAAGAAAGACTAGTTGAATACGGATCCCACGCCAACCTCTCGGCTTATGTCCGAGTAGTTGTGTCAGATGCTGTGGAAAGCGGCGGCGAAGACCCTAGTCTTATCCCGTTTGGTGTTTATGGTCCGGTGTCGTATCGCCCCTTCAGCGTCATTAGTGGCTCTGGAGCACCAACTGAGTTCGGGTCCTACTTAAATGTTTCTACGTCTTTCGGAGCGGGTACAGCACCCGCTGTTCAAACCCTTCTCGCCGGTGGCGGCACCGATAGGTTTGGGACCTTAGGTGGCTCTACGCTTTCAGGCGCTCCGTGTGCTGGTCTCATTAACCTCACCTCAAGTCCCACCGATGCTCCTAATATGTCTTTCTCGGGTTCGGTGGTCTTCCCATCGGTTCCCCTACGAGGGCAGAACACATGGGGAAGTCCTAAAAATCTGCGAAGCACTTTTTGGGGCGCATGGACAGGTAAATCTACTTCCAACGTTAACTTTAACCACGCCCTTGTAGACATGGTACGCAACCAGCCCCGAGGGCTTCAAGGTAACCAAACCGCTACCACCTTGTCTGTCGCTGTAAGTGGGAACTTAGTGGACGCCCTGACTTCACCTTTGGCGACCTCTTGGGTCTTTAGTTTAGATGATATCGTCTCCGTGGATGGAGTGAATTATACCTATACTTCTGGCTCTCGTGCTGCGGGCACAAGTCTCTCGGCTGATAGCGGTTCTTATACCTATACTATTGACGCCGGCTTGGACCGTTTCACTGCCGTAATGTTCGGTGGTACCGATGGCTTAGACTTGACTGAAAAAAATGCTTTCCGCAATGCTCTTATGGATGACAAGACGGAAGAAACGAGCTATGAACTCTACAGCCTCAAATCTGCGATCAATATGGTCTCCGACGCTGACGACTATCAGTATAACATTATTTCAGTTCCTGGAGTGACGCAGCCTTTAGTCACGGACTATCTCATCGAGATGGCTGAGGACCGAGCAGATACGCTGGCCCTTATTGATATCCCGAACGTTTATATGCCGGCCTCGGACAGCAATGCCCCGGAGCAAACTCGCCGTAACTATACGGTGTCCCAGATGACAAGCAACCTCCGGGGAAGAAACATTAACAACAGCTATGCAGCTACATACACTCCCTGGGTTATGATCCGAGATACACGCACCAACCGACTGGTGTGGGTACCCCCGACGGTGCCGGCGCTGGGAGCATTGGCTACTACTGACAAGACTTCTGCACCGTGGTTTGCCCCCGCTGGATTTAACCGAGGTGGGCTGTCTGATGGCGACGGGGGACTGCCGGTTCTTGATGTTAGCAAGAAGCTCAACTCGGATGATCGAGATGACCTTTATGAGGCCAACATTAATCCCATTGCAAAGTTCCCAGCCGAAGGCATTGTCATCTTTGGGCAGAAAACACTTCAGCAAACAGCTTCTGCGCTGGATCGCATTAATGTTCGCCGCCTGATGATCTACCTTAAGCGGGAAATATCATTTATTGCTTCGAGAATACTGTTCGAGCAAAATGTTCCCGCCACATGGTCAAATTTTACATCGCAAGCCCTCCCGGTACTGGAAAGTGTCCGGTCCCAGTTTGGCATCGATGCTTTTAAATTGGTTTTGGATGACAGCACTACTACTCCTGATTTGATAGATCGGAATATTATTTACGCCAAGCTGTTCATTAAGCCCGCTCGGGCGGTAGAATTCTTTGCCATTGATTTTATTGTCACTCGCAGCGGCGCTAGTTTCGAGGACTAAAAAATGTTTCACGAGCTATATAATATAATAGGAGAGAAATAGATGTCAATTTTCTGGAACCAAGTGAATATGGACCCGAAACGCCAGTTTCGGTTCGTCTTACGCTTCCCAACAGCCGTCAAGGGCATGAAGATCCCTGAATATGTTATCAAAACTGTAACCAAGCCAAAGATTACCATATCTTCTATTCCTCACAGCTATATTGACCATGAATTTAAATTCCCTGGCCGTGTAACTTGGGACCCCATTTCTCTAACGCTGGTGGATCCCGGCGGCAAAGATGCAGCTAATGATATGGCAGTTTCTATAATGAACAAGTTGGGTTGGTCGGGATATCAGTATCCTGTGGGACCGGAAGTAGCGAAAATAACCCTCTCCAAGGAACAGGCATCCACCGCAGTTGGAGAAGTCGAGATTGTTCAGTTGGATTCTGGTGGCAAGGAGACGGAGGTATGGACGCTAAAGAGCCCTTTTCTTACGTCCATTGATTTCGGCTCGCTGGACTATTCTTCCGACGAATTGTCGGAAATCACCCTCGAATTAACATATGATTGGGCAACGCTGAATGACACGCCCTCGCAGCAGCCCGCTATGAGTAAGCCAACACACGCTATTTGAGTTTAAAGTTTCTATAAAGAAAGGTTATAATAAAACATGAGCAGAAATGAGAGCCGGACAGGGCTAGAAAACACCCATGTCCCCCAAGACACAGATATTACAGCCCCCGTTGCGGCGAGCGTTCCAACCGAGGAACCTCGCCTCAACTGGGCTATGCCTACAGAGATAGTGGAGCTTCCCTCCCGAGGACGTTTTTATGGACCCGACCACCCTCTGCATGGCAAAACCAGCCTAGAGATTCGATATATGACGGCGAAAGAGGAGGACATAATCACCTCCCAGGCTCTCATCAGAGAAGGCGTTGCCGTTGATCGCATGATACAAAGCCTTTTGGTCGATCGCACCGTGGACGTGAATACATTGCTTCTGGGCGACAAGAACGCTCTGATTGTTGCATCTCGTATTACAGGATATGGACCCGAATATAACACGACAGTTTCATGCCCAGCTTGTACCCAAACTACCCGCCATACGTTTGATCTCACTGAGCAATCTCACATTGAATTCGAAGAGGCAATCGCCAGTGGGGACTGCTTTTTAGACGAAAACAATCATCTAGTTGTGGCGCTGCCTTTTTCTCAGGTGGAGGTTCGGTGTCGATTTATGACCGGCAAAGATGAGTTAGAGCAGTTTAAGCGTGCAAAAAGAAAAAGTAAAACAAAGAGGGATCAAAACAACCTGACCGATGCCTTTAAGAATTATATTGTTTCAGTCAATGGCAGCAGCGACGGTCTCGATATTAGAACTTTTGTAGAGGCAATGCCGGCACGAGATTCTTTCTATCTCCGTAGTCTGTATGGTGCAGCTACCCCAAATGTAAATATGACTCAAAACTTCGAGTGCGAAAATTGTGGACACGAAGCGGACATGGAGGTTCCGCTTACCGTGGACTTTCTATGGCCTCGACGACAAGTATAAGCTAGGCATTTACGAAGAGTTTTTTCAGCTAAAATATTATGGCGGATGGAGCTTTTTTGAAGCCTATAACCTTCCGGTGTTGATGCGACGATGGTTCCTCAGAAGGCTTTCGGACCAAAAGAAAGAAGAAGCCGAACAAATGCAACAGGCGCAAAGAAAGTCCAACTCCTCACGCCGGTGACGAACTTTGCCCCTCAAATCAAAGAAAAGTATTAGAAGCATCTATTTACTGAAGGGGCAATACGGGGGGTAACTTAATGCAACAACTTAATGAGGAACAGCTAGAGGAACTAGTGTTTGATTTAGGGGTGGCCCGTAAGGGAGCCCTTAACGAGAACATCCTTCATGTTTTCGCAGCATGGATTCAGTACTTGCTGTCCAAGATGTTTAAGGGGCGTAAAGTCCCGGTCAAAGTGCGTGGCAGCCGCATTGAGATTTCTGCGTTTACTGACGCCTTGGTCAACGAGAAGCGATACATGACCTATATTAAAAAGTATGGGCTGGACGACCCCATGACATATCAGCAAAAGGGGAAACTGGATTTAGCTATCCGGAAGTTTGAACGAGAGGCAAAGATTAATTGGCCAATCCGAGGTCACTAGAGGACCGCTAGATGGCAATTGATTTTCAAGAATTTAAAGAATTTCTCGAACAACTGGACGACGGTAGCCTCGCCAAGCTTGCTCCTATATTTGACGCAGCCAACAAGAGTGCGACGGACCTTACAGAGACATTGGGAGCCCAATCTCGGTGGCTTGACGCCATCAAGGGGCAAGAAGCGGACCTCAAGGCACTTCTCCGTGAGAAAGAGGAGATGGAAAAACGGGGGATTGAGATTTCCGAGGAGCACCGGAAAAAGATTGCTGAACTTGAGCAGGCGACCGGGGCATACGCTGCCCGCCAACGAGTATTAAATGAACTTCAGAAAACTGGACAAGTCTTATTAGATAAGTACGGGGCTGGACTAGACAAAGCTTTCGGCTCTTTGAGTGGGTTTACTAGCAAGTTTACCGAACTTGTAGACCAGTTCGACGCCGCCGGCACCGACTTAGGCAAAACAACCGGTTATGTTCATGCCTTTGAGGATGCCATGACCTCTGCCGCTAGTGGCACAAATGGAATGTCGGTATCTATGGCTGAAGCTGGCGCAGCTATCGGATCTCTGTCTACCAACATGACACTGTTTAATACGCTAAGTGCTACTAATGTTCAGCAAATCACCGATCTTACTGTGGCTATGGGTAAATTAGGAGTAGACGCTGCTTCCACAGCACAGGCGCTGGATACTATGACCAGGGGCATGGGGATGAGTATAGAATCGGCTGGCGCAGCCGCCCGAAGCTTTGATCAGCTAGCGCAGAGCGTTGGTCTTCCTACGTCGGAGGTTATCGACGGCTTCAATACAATTAGCGGTGATCTTGCAAGGTTCGGGAAAGAAGGTAAAAAGGTTTTTGGCGGACTAGTAAAAGAGGCTCGCTCTATGGGCATGTCAATCCAAGAAGCCTTTGACATTGCAGAGGCGTTTGATACGTTTGAATCGGCGGCTGAGTTAGCCGGCAAGTTAAACGCCCAGATTGGTCTCCAATTGAATTCTGTTGATATGATGAACGCATCTCACGAAGATCGAATTAAGATGCTGAGAGACGAGTTTAAATTGAGAGGAAAGAACTTTGATGACATGTCTCGCCGCCAACGACAAGCTATTGCCGAAGTCATGGGCGTTGATGTAGATATGGCATCCCGTCTGTTTGGCGATCCTGTTGCATTGCGGAAATACCAAAAGGAACAAAAGTCTCTGGAAGAAAGAGCAAAAGCCGTTACCACAGTAACTGAAGACCTTAAAAATATATTTGAAGATTTAATGTTGATGCTAGGTCCAGTAGTCAAAGGGTTTCGCAACCTTGTCAAGCTTATGACGGGCAACTGGATCGGCAAGACTATATTGATCACGGCGGTGGTGGCTAAGTTGGCCGGGGGTTTTGGAACCCTTGCTACTAGCATCGTCTCCGTGGCTAAAGCCCCTATGAAAACTATCACGGGGGCTTTTAGTAAATTCTTTTCTGCGGGAGACAAAGCAACTGAAGCAGCCGACAACATGTCAAAAGGGCTGGACAAGACTGGAAAGGCTGCCAAAGGCAGTTTTGCCCAAATGGCAGGGATGGCATTGGTGATCGTGGCGATCGGCGCAGGTATTGGAATGGCAGCAGCAGGCGTTGGCTATCTTGTTCAGTCCTTCAAGGATCTGGGAGATAATGCGCCCTATGCTGTATTGGGCATTTTAGCGTTCGGCGCTGCGGTAGCTGGTATTCTATTCGTTTTGGGCGGAATGGGCCCCGTGGGTTACGCCGCCGCTGCGGTGATTGGCGTTATCGGAGCCGCCGCAGTCGGAATGGGTTTTGGGGTAAAGCTGGCCGCCGAAGGGATCAAGCTTATGGTTGACAGTCTAAAAGGGCTCTCGGATGGACAAGGATGGGAAATAGGGAAAGCACTGCTCTCCATTTCCTTAGGGGTCACCGCTTTGGGGATCGCCGGAAGCGTGGGCGCTATTCCCATTCTGGCCTTAAGCGTGGCTATTCTTGCTTTAGGGGCAGCCCTCCGGGTGGCTGGCCCCGTTCTCTCAAAGTTTGCCAACATTTTCGTCTCTGGGCTTTCATCTTTGGCAGAGGTCGCCAAGGGAATTGGCACCATGTTTTCTACATTGGGAAGTCTTGGGGCCATAGAGCTTATCAAGATTGCCGGCGGTTTTGGGAAGCTGACCTCTTCCCTGGTAGAAATGATGGAAAGTGTCGATGTCGATAAATCGAAAGCCCTCAGTAATCTTATGGCAGCGATCGGCGAAGCGGGGATAGGAATTGAAAAAATCAAAGCATCTGCGGACTCTCTGGGCGCTCTCGAAAAAGTAATCAAGGTGTCGTCGGAGTTAGACGTGGGCGCTGGAGACCAAGTGAGGGCATCCACTCAGCGCACTCTCGCCACCGCCGGACCTTCAGTGGCACCCAACTATACCATACCTATCACTTTCAAGGTAGGTAATACCGATATGGAAAAATATGTAATTAAAATAGTTGATAAGAAATTTGATGTGACGAGGATCGACTAGTGGCAAAAAACCCTAAAAATACAGGTTGGTTTACAATGCCCATGGGACCAGGGGTTTCGAACCTCTATAACAAAGGTTTTACCTTACACATTACCCATGTGCCTACTGGACATGAAATAGAATTTCCTGCGTTTGTCACGGACCAATCGGATGCATATACCAGCGTCTGGACCGAAGAAACAGTTTTCGGACGTATGGATCCTATTGCCACGTTTGAATCTACCAAGCGTGTAGTGAGCCTGGGGTTTGCGGTCCCTTCAAGATCTCGCCACGATGCGCTGCATAACTTGGGCAAAATTAATACTTTGCTTAGTTTTTTGTACCCCACTTACGCTTCCGTTCCGGGTGCGACCGTAATGAACATGGGTCCGTTAGTGAGGGTAAAATATGCCAACTTGATTTGCAGCAGCGAGAACCCCTCTCAAGGGTTGCTGGGGTATATCACGACAGGTATTACTCTCACTCCTGACTTAGAGGCGGGTGTATTGGCTCGATCGAGCGGAGGCCCTTCAGCCGACGAAAAGTCAGTGGCTGGAGGACTGAGAGCGAACAGAAACAATAATACGAGCGACAGCTTCAAGCGTCAGCGGCTGGATGCAAACCTCTTAGAGCACGGCAGCGGGATTGAGGGTCCTGAAATTCTTTATAAGGCGTATAATCTAAATTTTGAATTGAGTGTCCTTCATGAGCACTCTCTGGGCTTTGAAAAGAGGCAGATAAAAGGAAAAGAGGTCTATGTCTTTCGGAATAAGACCGGGCGTTTTCCCTACAACACCGGACATCACACCAGCCCGAATCAGATTTTGAACAGGGGCGACAGCGAGGCTTTGCAGCCGGTTCAGTCAGCCCCCGCTCCGACTACCGGAACCCCCCAAGACGCTGATACTAGGGCTGAGTATCTAGCTCAAATACGCAACAATGCACAGCTTAATTCTCAGGTTGCGACGATATTGAGCCAGTTAGGAAAAACCATAGACACAGCTACCGACGATGAGCTAGGCGAAGCCTACAACCAAGCGGTCGCTAGGTCACAATAGGAGGACATTTAAGTGGCTTATTCTCGAATGAACAGCCGTGCTATTTTCATTAATGCAGACAAAAACTACCAGAAAGAGTTTTTTGAAGGACGAGGGGTCGATCAAGTACCCCAATATCGCACCGGAAGGTTTAAGGCTCTGACGCCCCGCCAAAGAGCAGAACTTAATGTTAACAGCATAACTTGGACGGCCACCAGCAATTTGACAAAAATAGCTTTTGAAACCTATGGAAGCCCACAGTATTGGTGGGTAATCGCTCTTTTTAATAATCGTCCTCTTGAATCAGATTTTAAATTAGGGGAAGTGGTTTACATTCCCACGCCGCTCCAAAAGATACTGAGTTGTTATGGGGTCTAAGGCATGACTACGGACCCGGTATCCCAACAGGAGCTAGCAGCCCTGGGCAGAGAAAATGCCCAGTGCCTTTTGGTGAATAACTTCGGTGTTATCCTCTCGAATTCGGATATTCGGCTCCCGCATAACGGGGTGCGTTCCTCCATAGGCAGTGCTCGGGATATGCTCAGTTCCCAAAATAGCTCAACGCCGGAACGGATCCCGTTGACCTCTCTTCAGACTTGCGCCACATATCTCGGAAAGCCTGACGAACTGGTCAATAACTTAACTATGGATACTCCCGATACCACCCCCCCTACGGCTTTCATTAATGCTACCCCCGCTCAACTCTCCCTCCTGCAACCCCGCTTGGACTTTTGGATTCGTACAAACATCACTGACCCTAATGACCCGAAACATATTTTGCCAAAAGACCGGCCGATTCTTTTTAGCGATCATGTTCTCGCCTCGACGCAAAAAAAACTTGCTGGCTTCCGTGCCGGCGAAGAGTCTGGCGCTATTTTGCGAGGAGCAGATGGGTACAATGTAGGCATAAAAGAGTTTGTGTGGGATTATGATAATAAACATGAGGGTGATCGTATCATCAAGGCTAAGTTAACCTTGTATTTTGGGTCCATGGCGGAACTAACTAATCAGTATTATCTGGATTTTCTCTTTGCAGACGGGAAGAGAAATGTTAACCAACGGACAGCCTCAGAACATCAAACTCAAAGACAGAAGATAGCCGAACTTCAGGCCAGCCTAAATGCACGGCAAGCTGCGGTGCGTAACGGCTCTTATAATGCCCGCACACAGTCTAATGTACTGAGAGACTCTCAACAATTGAAAGTAATAGTAGGCTGGGAAACGCCTGCGCAAGTCGTCTCTAGTTTGTTTGAATCAGAGGCAGAGCAAAAACAGTTTTACGAAGCCGTTAGTAATTCACAGCGCACTCTACTGCTCAATATCACGCAGTACGATATAAACTTTAATCAAAATGGTTCATGCGAGGTGACTATAGAGTATATTGCTAGCACTGATTCTTATATAGGCAGCCCCTCGGCAGATATCTTTTCTGGGCGCAACTGGGGCTCTTCGGGCCGGGATAACCGTGATAAGGCAGAGATCGTCGCTGACCAAGGGACGTTTGATCACGCCGGAATTTCGAATGAGGTCTGGAAAGAAGGATACCTACATAAAGAATATACAGATCACGACAAGGAAAAAGGAGGAAAAGCGTTCAAGAGGAAGAATGGAATGTACTATATGGAAGTATATCTGGACGCCCTGATAGCGGAAGTGGAGTGGCTGGAAGAAAAACTCCAACTTTTAGACCTCCAGGGAGCTAATAATCCGGGCGCTTCTGAGTCGGAGGCAGCGAAATCGCACATAGAATTTAAGGCTTATTACGATCGTGCTACTGAACTTTTGCAAACCGCCTACTCTTCAGCTAAAGCTACCAAGTATCGAGAGTTTTTAAATCGTATGCTGGAGGATAATCGAGTATTTTTTGTGGACGCCAAGCTCGACGACGTGCGCCCCAAGCATGGACGTCAAGGTCCCCCTCCCAAATATATACGGGTGGTAAAGCCCAACACTAGTGAAGCTCAAGACCTGATGCTCAAGGAGTTTATGGAGGAGCGTTTTGCGAGCCTTGCCAATGTACAAACCGAGGCAGCGAATGCAAAAAAAACAGAGAGAGAAACACTCGACGAACGTGGGGGCGCTTTGCTCGCCGGCACCAACACCTTCCGCAAACTGCCCAGCGGCAGGTATTCGGTCAAACGAGATCACTTGCGTCTTTACTATCTGCGGTTAGGGGACATTATTCAGGCAGCTTCTGATGCGGCAGGGCTGAGTGTTGAGAACCAAATCATGTTGGGGACCTTCCTTCCACGTCTCTCTAAATTTAGGTATGGGGCGTGGGCCTCCGACCCCAACACCAGGGGCAAAGGGTTGGCGGACATTCCAGAATCACTTGCCAATCTTCCCATCTCCATTGAATATTTTGGAGAGTGGTTCTATCAGCATGTAATCTCTAAAGATCGAGAACAATATCCTTTTCGAAGGTTTTTAGACGACTTGCTTAACGGCTTGGTGCAGCCCATTTTAACCACGCTCTGCGGAGACCAAAAAGACTTAAGAATAGGGTACACTCTTCACACCGTGGCTTCCGATTGGCTTGCTATGACACTTAAGTTGGCGAACACTGTAGCCAACACGCCTCAATCTTCAGAAATGCCCTCTAGGGATGGCAACCCTTATGCTCTTCAAGTTAAAGGAAGGGAATTCTTAACGATAATACGGAAGGCTGCACATCGTGCAGCGCAAGCGGGGGTAGACCTTCCCCTATCTACACTAATCCTTATCCATGCCGAGCAGGTGAATGATAACCGATCCGGCGACTTGTCCCAGGATGAAGCTGACGGTATTTTTCATTTTTTCTTGGCATCTGACCGGGGGTTAGTGAAAGAATTTAATTTTTCAAAGAAACAAATGCCTCAACTGAGGGCTATGAATATCGAAAGGGTAAACAAAGGGGCGACCAAGGCGGGAATTTTGGTGCTTCCAATGGATGTGTCGCTGACGATGGTAGGCAATGGTCTTTTGCGTAACGGGAGCATGATATTTGTTAATGCGGATTTTGGTCTCGGAACCCGTGTCGCCGACCAACTTGCGCTTGGCGGATATTATAGGGTATATAAGTGCTCCCACACTATCAGACCCGGCTTTTATGAAACGACGGTAGATTGTATTTTCGAAAGACCGAGGAACTTCCCAGATGGTTAAACGACCACCAAATGCAGTAGTCCCATTTTTTGTTAGCGGCGTTGGTGCGACCAACGCTACCAGCACTAAGGTCAGCTTTGAGAACCGGAAGCTTTATCGTACCAGTGTTTTTGGCGACGATCTAATCTCGAACGTGGCGCATACCTGGGGAAGGGATAGGTTTTACGGAAAAATAAATACCTTAGGTGAAGCTGTGATCCCCATTGCATCTTTTTTAAAGCCTTTGAAATATACCGCTGAAAGCCAAAGCCACTTCGCTATGAATTTTGTGGCAGATGCGTGGCGTGACTTTGCCGAAAAACTCAGAGAACTGACCGAGCAGAGAGTTATCTATGCTGACAGCGCCTGGGCATCACCGGTCATTTACGCAGCCTACCGAGATCCTGCTGTCACCTACAGCACATATATGAAAGAGCAGGCATTTAGCACTTTCGTTAATACTTTTCTGGCTCGATCAACCGCCGCCCGGAAAAGGGTAAGGAACTTTGATACTTTCCTCCAAGAGTTGGGACCCTTTTTTGATACAGTTGTGTCCCAGGCTGGATTTCTAACTCAGTCAGGAATGATTGAAAGTGGGTGGACAACCCCTCTCATGTCCGGGCTCGTAATAGAGATTGCTCAGGAATCTTATGATAATGATTCAGAGAAAACAGCCAAATTTGGGGACTTTAATTTTGGACTGGTCTCCAATTTGGCAGCGCAATATGGATTTATGATAGACCGTAATATACCTTGGCGCTTGGTGGCAGACTTGTCTAGCCGGGCAATGCAGGAATATATGATCGGAGTCCCTATTGCCGGGATTGAGGGGGATTTCAAAAATCTTATTGGGGACTGTGGAGAGTTGATGGAACGTGACCCTGGTTATATGCCGGATTTTTATGGTTATTCCCAAATTCCTGGGTTTGAGACGGTAAAACGTCACATCGCCGCTTATGTGGGTCCCGGACGAGAACTCATCCCTGGCTATTATATCTATCAGGGAATAAAAAATCTCTCGGACCAGCAAGCTATAGCCGCTACCGTATTCAGTAATGCCTACAGTCCAAGCTGGACTCAAGATATGGCTCTCCTAACCCCGTATTTACGGAGCATCTACAACTCTTACGTCGCCACTAACCCCGTGGTTACCGAATATCGCCCCGCCCCCGCCTCCTCCTATCGATCCCCGTCGGGGATTGTGTGCCCTCCTCGCACCGTCTCTTACCGCCAATATCCAATTGGCGGTGAAACTATTGGGTCATCTGGCTCTCGATATCACTACCGATGGGCCTATAAATGCTTTTATACGGTGCGGCTAAAGGAACGTAATTTAGTTTACGATCGAGATGAAGTGTATCGGCATATTAGAGAAGCAACCAATCGATATGACTTCGGAGGAGGGTCTCGTTTCCAGTGCTATGCTTCGACTATTCAGTATATTCATGAAAATTATGTGGGACCATTTCAAACAAAGTTCTTAAACTTAGAGAAGATATCTGATATTCTAGCAGAAAGGAATAACAGTGATCTTTCAAACTCTAGACGACAAGACTGAATGTGTCGGGCTTTACGCTAATCAGCGTCTTCATTTTAGTCCTGGGGATTTCCCTCCTAATCTTACAGCGACCTGGAACTACGTTCCTTACTTGGACGCTCAGGATATTGAGTATGCCTCTTTATATTTGGAGGGCAAGCCCGTGGAGGATGTTATCCCGGAATATCTTAGGGATGACTGGGAGGACGTCAATGGGCGGATCCGCTCTTTCAAACGATCTCTTCGGCTTGCTCAAGTGGATATGAACCAAAATTGTTTTTTTGATTTGGTCCCCAACCGATTTTTATGTGACTGGTGTGAGGTTAAAAACAGCATCACCGAACATGTTTTAGCTACAGTTCCACGTCCGGAGCGTTATACGTTTTATAAAGAAGTCTCCAAAATGATTAGTGAAATAGCTCATCGAGAGGTGAAAATAGATCGCCGTCTTGTTTCGTCTTTTGGGACTAGCCCCAAGTTTTCCAACCAAGCCGCTCGTATCCTAGCCTCGGCTCCTCGTGTTTGTTACAACCAGTTCGGCACAAAAACTGGACGCCTGACTACTCGCCCTGCGACCTTTCCTGTCTTAACTCTTCCCAAAGTTTTCCGCCAAGCGATTGCGCCCCAAAATGACTATTTCTTAGAGCTGGATTTCAATGGGGCGGAAGTGCGCACCCTGTTGGGGGTGCTGGAAAAAGATCAGCCCTCCGACGACATTCACACCTTCCACTTGACGCAGATATTTAAAGACTTGTCTACTCGCAGCCAAGCGAAAGAGGTCTTCTTTGCGTGGCTTTATGGAGCCAAGAATGTGGCCTCCTCCCATCAACTGTCTCAGTTAGACGCTTACTACCAAAAGGCGTCCGTGCTCAGTCAATGTTATCACGACGGCGTGGTAACCACACCTTTCAAGAAGAAGATCTGCGACGTTACCCCGCACCATGCTTTAAATTATATTATTCAATCGACAACGGCTGAATTGTGTTTGAAACAATTTTTGAAACTTAACTGCCTCCTCTCTCGAACCGCCTTTTCCCGAGTAGCGTTTCTGATTCATGATGCGATCGTAATAGACATGAAAAAAGAGGACGACCATCTGCTGGATGATTTGTTGTATCTTATGTCGTCAACCACTTTTGGAAACTTTCAGGTAAACGTTAAAAAAGGAACTAACTTAGGGGAGATGATACCGTGGACAAAGTAATAGGATTGGGACGCCTGGGTTGTGCCGTCGCCGACGAACTTAGCGCCCATCCCGAATATCGGATATATAAAATCGCTCCCGAGATCGATGAGCGGGCCTCCCTATCTTTAGGGTCTTTTTCTTCTATGGACGAGTACGAGAGCCGCATTGACCAAGACGAGATATCTATTTATTTGCGGAGTATTAAGCCCGAGGATGATGTGCTGTTGATTGTAGAGGGGGGAGATCCCATCGCTGGGGCAACGCTGAAAATCTTAGAATGTATTCAGGATAGTGCGATTCACCTTCTGTATATTTGCCCGGAACGAGATATGATATCTCAAGTTAACAAAAGGGACGACAAGATTGCTTTCAATATATTTCAGGAATACGCCCGGAGCGGCGTCTTTGAGAGGCTTTTTTTAGTAAATAAAATAAATGTAGAAAACTTAATGGGAGATGTTTCGGTTCAAGAATATGAAAAAAGTATTGGACATTTTATTTCTTATGTGGTAGCCATGATTAATTACTTCAATCATACCCGCCCAAAGATATCTAACAAAATCAAATCTCTTCCGTATTGCCGTATCGCCACCTATGGGGTCTCTTCTCTGGATAGTGAAGACGAAGATACCCATTTGCTTTTCCCGTTGGATGAAGTTACAGATATCCATTTTTATTATGGGATCCCGGCCACGGACGTCGAGGGCGACGCCACCTTAATGAAAAAAATAAAAAATCATGTTAAACGATATACCTCACCCGGACAATCGGTCAGTTTTTCAGTGTACGAGACCTCTTTTGACCGGATGATGGTTCTTTGTACAGCCTTTTCTCACAAAATCCAAAGCCTAACAATCGACGTTTAACTGCGTGTTAACTATTTACTATATCTTGGAGAGAGGAGCATAGTAAATGGGTGATAATCGTCGAGGTTTTTTATTGGCATCTTTTTTGACAACGGAGGATGACGACCTCATCATGGAGGAAGTTGATTTTGTTGTTAACAACCTTAATTTGACCAACAAACATATTTTTCTTTTTCGTCTTATTGAGGAGCCGACTAAGAAGGTGCTGACCTATAATGCGATCCCAGCACCGGGCAAGCATTATAACCCGAGACTTTTTACGATGCGAGTTCACCGAAAAAAGCAAACTAATACGCTTTATACCATCAATGCCCTTAACGCCGCCGTAGCTTCGCAGCACGACGGTGCCACTGGGAAAAACTTGAGGCTTGACTGGGAGGAGTACAATAACTGCCTTCTTCTTACCGAGGGTAAAAAACTTCAGGTTCATCCCGTTGAAGTTGTGAAGATTTTTAAAATAGAAGACCCCCCCGAAGAAAATTAGCTTTACACCCTCTCGTGATGTGGTATAGTAGATTACGGTCAACTAACCAGTAAAGGAGAAAAACATGGGTATTGATCTTGCAAAGATGCGGCAAAAGCACGCTGCTCTTACGACCCGAGGAGGAGACTCTTCAGACAACTTTTGGAAGCCAGAGGAAGGCACGCACCAGTTGCGACTTGTCTGTCCGCCGAATGGCGACCCTTTCTT